AAAAAAATTGACTCAATAAATGCCAAAAAATAATAAAGCATCCAAAACAATCATGAGCCGAAGAATCTTATTTTGCTTTCCTAGATTATGCGCGTCTACTGTTGATGCCGTGACACCACCAGCACCAACTTCAAATTCATACTCGGATTTATATGAATCCGACGATGAAACCGTGGAAGGCGTGGACGTTAAAAAGTTGCCTCCACCGCCTCCAAAGTATGACATGAAAAATACCATCCCATTTATCCCGCCAATTACTGATGGTTATGTGATAAAAGTATACGACGGAGATACCATTACCATTGCATCCAAACTCCCTTATCCTAATTCACCGGTTTATCGGTTTCATGTGCGTCTTAATGGAATTGATACTCCTGAAATTAAGGGCAAAAATGAAGATGAAAAAGCCGCGGCTCATCAAGCTCAAAAAGCTCTGGAAAATTTAATCTTACATAAGACTGTAACATTAAAGAATTTGCAAACGGAAAAATACGGAAGAATCCTTGCCGACGTGCACCTGAAGAAAATATGTCTAAATAAATGGATGCTAGATAACAACTACGCCGTTCCATACGACGGTGGAACCAAGCAAGCGCCAAATTCTTGGACCGAATATATTAAAACTGGTCGCAATTCAATAGATAAAAACAAAACAGCATAGTTTAGATATCGTAGACAGAAGTAAACGTTAAACAAAAACTGTAATCCATATTGTTCATTTCAATAACGCGACCATATTCGTCAAGCAACTGTATTTTTAATTTTTGTATGTCTACTGGACCAAAATATTGACGCGGCGTGGTAATCAATGATAAATTATTTTGCGCAATGCTTCCAAAATTGTTTGGTTGAAATGAAATGCGTGCTAAAATATTTTTATTTAATATGGATGCATTGAATGCGCTGTAAAACCCATTAGTAACATTATTGTTATAATCGTCCACGACTAGATACAAATATCTTTGCCCAGCTAAACTTACAATTCCTTCTCCAACGTAATTATTATTACCTGAATAACTCCCGTTTCTAAAGCCAAGCAACCATCCAAGCTTCAATGGAAGTGGATTGATTGTATCAGGGTTGCCGTAAATATCGCTGTTAAATGTTAACATAAAATTTCCAACCCCTGCACCAGTTGTTCCAATAACTAGTTGACCACTACCATTTCCAGACGCATCTATGTTATAAATAAATTGTATGCCAGAAATAGCTGTTCCAACAACAAAATTATTCAAATAAGCAACAAGACCAGCAGGCGCATAGTTTCCATCAGGGACGGTAATAATAACTGGAACAGTGGGAGAAGAATCCAACGTAACAGAGAAAAAGTTGTTTCCCATTTGCTTTGAAATATTATAATAGGTAAATGGCATTTCAAATGCTGAAAGTTGAACCTGCATTACATCAGAAAACTTAATGGGTAAATCAAAATGAAAATTGGAAGAAGCGGAACCATAATAATTGTCGCGAAAACGAGTATCAATGTTTAAATTTTGACGAGTAGTTCTCTTTTTAAGTGGGTTTATAATGCCTGGATAAAATTCACTTGGAAATGAGTTTCCGAAGGAAGATTTGGGTTTATCAATAATAAATGTTTCCCCTGCCTCAATTACAGGAGTAGATTGCAAATCATGGTTCACGTTATACGCATTTCCTAGTTTTTGAAGTAAGTGAGATGAATTTAATTCAGATACGAGAATTTTTTTTGCCTCATCTAAGAAAATCACTGTTTTTTTGCGAATAGATTCATCTACAGACATATCAGAAGCTATATTATTTCTTAATTGAGCGCATTTCATGTCAACCATGACGGTGTCGTATTTTCCTGGAGACAATGCAAAAATTTCTTCTAATTCATCCTTTTTATAATTAGAAATATTCAAATCAAAGTTGTTCATATATACTATAAAAATAATATAATACCAACTTTTTAAACCAAATCAATACAAAACAGAAACAGAATAAAAAAGGTTTTATTTAATTAGAATTACAAAACAAATTATCATCTAAAACATTCTTTTTCTTTTTTTATTTATTTCTTTTTGTTTTACATCTCAACACTCATTGTGTCATCACTTCTTGCCGAGTAAACTGCTGGAAAAACAGAGTCGTCTTCCTCAGGCCAGCGAGGACCGATGAGAGAATTCACAATCTCTTCCACATTCACATCATAAGAATCGTCGCTAGGACTGCGCGCCCACATAGAACGATGAGCCAAGCGCCCATACTCAAACGTCTCAAGTTGCTTCCGTCTATAATCATCAATGACTTGATCTTTTTCCAAAATCTTGGCCTCAAGCTCTGCAATTTTTGCCTCGTGTTGAGTAAGCTTGTCCGCAATCTGGTGGATGTTCATGGACGTTGTCGGGATCTTTGGGCGTGTCATTTTTCTCAAAATAAAGTATTCGTTCTCATTAAACCAAAACTGGTGACTTCCATAGGATTCAATCTCATCTAAAATTTTAGAGACCAAATAATTATCGTATAGGTTATAAACGTGCACAAACGCGCACCAGATTCCGGATGAATTTTCAAAGAAGTCCACGCGGTCTACATGTCCGACATTATTCAACGAGAATGATCTCGCAATTCCACTCTCCGTTGCATTTCCAATTGCAGGAATATAGAAGGAATATTCAGACATCTTGTATCTATTAGCTTATGTTACATTTAACTTATTTTTAAAAAGTATTTCAATTTTTTTTTCTAGTTTTTCTAATTAAAAAACTAGAAAAAAAAACAAAAAATACAATATATACATGATTTTTGTGTTATTCTTTTTTATATTTTTCTTACTTAAGTCCCCCTCCAGTTCAGCCGCGACTGCATCGGCTCCTCCTCTTGTTCATATTCAACATCAATGAGCGACGGCATGTCATCATCCACATTCTCCAAAGCCAACACACGCTCCTCAAGCTCCACAATGCGCTCCCACGAGGACTCCTCAAGCTCCTCAAGCCGCTTCTCGGCATCAGCGAGTTTCTTCTCTAGGATGGTCGCGTAGTCAGACGAAACAAACTCGGTCTCTTCGGCCTTGACAATCTTGGCACCGGTGTTTTGGAGAACAATCCAGAACCAAGGGTCGTCGTAGACCACGCGCGCTTCCTTGTCAGGACTTAGAACACGCTCCTGGAAGTTCTCAACGACCGAGTTGTTGAACCAACGGGAGAAGTGAACATAGACGGCGTTGTAAGCCTTGCCGTTCTTGTCCGTCTTTCGGACGAAATCCACGTGGTCAACAACGCCAAGATGGTTATTCTCAAACACGCGAGCAATTCGCTCCTCTGTGATGTTGGCGAACACGTAGGGGATAAACAGACTGAGATTCTGCATGATGGAAGACATGGTTGAAACACCGAAGCACTTGGAAAATATACAGTTCACTTCCGACCAAAAAGTATTTCAATTTTTTTTTGGTCTCCCATAAATCCAAGTTCACCCAAAATTTTTTTGACTGAACTATAAATAAAATTTTAATATATTTATTTTGTTACAAACGTTTGCGACTCGCTAAATAACTTGCCGCGGATGTACCCACTCTTCCATAACCTGTGTGCGGTTTGTAAATATAATTGTGATTGTATGTATAGCATAAAGTATTGTTGCAATTATTCACTCTGATGGGATTGGGTTGAAAGAGTGGGGTTAATGAAATAAAAAAATTTGCACGACCAACGGGCGGAACACCAACTGAACTCATTTATTATACGACTATATTTTAAACTATTATCAATCATAAAATAATTTAAAAATAAAAATAAATCAAAGTTTTATCTACTTTCCACAAGAACTGCAACCAGGCTTTGAATTGACTACTTGCGAAATCATGCTCCCAAATCTACCTCCGCGAAATCCTCTAAAGTGTCCTTGACTTTGGTTTAATGCAACAGTATTTAAGTTATTTTGCGCTGCGTAATATTGATATTGTGTGTAAGAGTTTCCCATAGGATTCATTAAATTTAAACGAATGGGAGGAGCCATTTTTATGTATTATAATAAGATAAAAATTTCTGGAATTGTATTGGCAACAAATTTTTAATTGTATTAACTATATTAAAAACAGAGTCGGCTCCAAGATATTTATTTACTAGATAGCAATCCTTTACAACCGTTGGGTCTGTTGACAAAATTAATCCATTGTTAGTGGTTAAACCTAACCCAGCTGACAAATTATCCGTGCAGTTGCATGGGAAATAAACCAACAATTTATCAGACGACGTTGATATAGACGTTCCATTGTCAAATACAACAGTATAAACTTCATTTACAATTGTTGCTACAACTGCGCGCGCGTAATAACCTTGCGAGTTTATTGCATACACCACATTTCCCACTTGAAATTTAAATTTGCTATTTAAAAGAACAGGGTCAAACAAAATATTATATAATTTTGCGTTGCTAGTAGAGTTGTCACTTCCAATTGGACAATTGCAGTTATCTCCGACGATGCTAGTCTTTATTGTCTTGCCTCCATAAATAGGGAAAGCGGGAATAAATGGTAATGGTGTTCCAAAATTGGGAGGAACCACGCCACGGCGAGCCGGACCTTTGCCTTTTAATCTATTTAAATAGCGATCGTATGAATTGTGTTTAATGTCAACTCCGGCGCCTCCTGGGCAACCAGCGCCAGGTCTGCATCTAGTAATTGTATGCTTTGTACTGCTTCCATGATAAAAACTTCCGCCGGTAACAAGATTGGGTTGAATATGGCGAACCGCTCTGTCACTCATTTGATTCCAATTAACACCATATCTAGGATCTGGGCGTTGATATGTTGTTAAAGCTCCTAAATCGTGAACATAGAGAGAAGCAGGAACTCGCACAGTATTTTGAATAAGCTTTAATTTAATATATTGGGAAGCCGGGTCCGCATCACACAAACTAGTATTGCAACTAAAAGCTCTGCATATTGTCGCTGGTTGGTTTTTAGTTGAATTTGTATTCTGAGACATTATATAAAATAGGGTAATATTATTTTTATTCTTTTAAAAATTGAAAAATTTAAAGTCAAAAAATATCATTCAAACTAAGAGTAAATGCAATCAGAAACGTCAATGCAAACAAAAACACAGCCACATTCTTGCCATTGTTGTGGCAAAGAATATACCAGAAAAACATCTTACACAAAACACGTTATTTTATGTGAAGTTTTATACAAAACAAAGAGAGAAAAAAAGTGCGAGGAAGAGGAATCAACCGATATACCAAACACAAAGCAGTTGTATAATATTATCCAAGAGCTTGCAATAAAGTATCAAACCATGGAGCAAAAAATGAACGACATGCAGAAATGGGTGGAGACTAAGAAGAGAAAATTGAATGTAATTCAATGGTTAAATGCAAACGTCCTTATTGAATCAACAAGAGGAATAACAATCCAAAATTGGATTCAAACTATTCAAGTAAACGAAGAGCATATTGAGATTCTAATAGAAGGTAATATGTTTCAGACCTTGTCAGCTATTTTAAGAGACCATCTGACAAAAGATAAAAAGGCATCCAAAACAACCCCATTGTATTGTTTGACACAAAAGGCAAATTTATTTTATTGCTATAATGATGACACTGCAAAATGGTCGCACTTTTCCGCAGAAGACTTCGTTGTTATGTTAAAAAGGATGCATGCAAAACTTGTAAAGGCGCTTTGCGAATGGCATGATAAAAATATAGACAGAATTAATAGTAGCGATAAGATGCAGATTTTGTATAATCAAACAATGATTAAATTGATGAGTGCAAATTTTACTCACGACGCGCAAATCGTGAGTAAAATTAGAATTGCTTTATATCAACAGCTGAAAACTGATATGAAAAATGTTATTGAATATGAGTTTGAATTTTAGATAATAGGGAAAGAAGGCTGCATGGCAATACCGCAAATTCCAGCGTTATTTTTACTCTCGCTGCGTTCAATTTTGATATAACCATCATCACCCCAAGAGGCACCCCATGAATTTTTTACTAACCAATACTTGATACCATCTTCCTCGCCGTAACCAACAATTAAAACTCCGTGGTCCAAATTAGTGCCACATGAATCGCTTGTAATAACTCCACTCTTGTAAGACTGAAAAAGCGTAGTCTCTGCATCCAAGGCAATGCTAACAGGTCCAATAAGAGCTACGACCTCCTTCAACGCAATTTGATTATTTGGAGGAACATCGGCGCACGCATTAATAGTAACAACTGGTTTACAGCTTTGGCATGACCCACCACTTTGGGTAACACCGCTAGTATAAGGATAAGACTCCTCTGAGCACATGCCAGTATCAATCGCATATTGAAATGCGTTGTCCATGAGTCCACCCTTGCATCCAAGATTGCCATATTTCTTGGAGCAGTCTACTAATTGTTGCTCGGAAATACTAATCATGTCATTGGTTCTAATGGCCCAAGCACCCTCCATAGCACCACTGGCAGAGAAAGACCAGCAAGAACCGCATTGACCCTGATTTTTTACGGGTGTCACTGCACCATGCTCACGCCAATCCCAAGAATCGGGAACGACCTTTCCAGTTGGAGAATAGGCCTTGCAACTAGCCTTTCCTAACAACAAACCACTTCCATAATCTGCTTTAAACTCCTCGGGAGTCAAATCAGTAAACTGATTCACACCCATGGTAAAATTCTTATGAGGTGACGAGTTGTGTTCAAAAATAGTCTTTACGTTCTCTCTGAAAATATCAAAACGCTTTTCTAACGCTTCCAAAGACTCATACTTCTTCTCAAACTTTTTGAGAAACCCAGTAAACTCAGACCACTCGTTTCGACGATTTAAAAAATCCATAGAAGAAATCATTGATGCACCAAATGCAACAATGATAAAAAGATTCTTAACTAACATCATTCTTTATATAATATATATTTACAAAATGTTTTTAATATAATTACAATTACATATTGAATGCATTTCAAGCAAAATACTTTTCCATAAACTCGCCAGGAGTCATGATTGGAATTCCCAGCTTCCTTGCGTCAGCGGCTTTTCCCGTGTCTTCGTCTGCACTCTTCGCAATTACAGCAACAGTATTTTTACTAACAGATGAACCCAAATTTGCTCCCACTGTTTTCAAAGATTCTGTAACTTTTGCATCGCGAATGCCTGTCATAACAACCGACTTTTTATATAATGGATGACTTGTGTCCACGAGTACTGCGACTGATCCATTCAACTTGCCTTGCAAACCACACTCATTCATAAAATTCACAAAGTCTGAAATCTTTTCAACAAAGGCCTCGGCAGTTTTTGAAGCCATACCTTTCACCTTGGTGATCTTTTTAATTTTATCTGTGTTAGAGTCACTAGAAATAATAATGTCAGGATAGGCTTCTAAAACAAGCTCAATACGTTTTTCACTAAATCCTCTTCCAAATATGTTGGAAGCTGACATTAAAGTTACTAGAGACGCGGCGTCAATCTTATCCTTAATTCCATCAACAAATTTCTGCGCAAGTGTTTTGAATCCAGCCTTTTCAAAATCGGCTTTTGTCATGCGAATAATTGCAGACACCGTGTCAAATCCAGCTGCAATAATGCGGGCAATATTTCCGCTACTCAAACCTTCCACACCAATTCCTCTGAAGAATCCTGTGACATTTTTCTCCCTTACAGTTTCATCTGATCCAGCGTCTTCCAACATAATGTCTACGTGGGTATCATTCCATTTATATGGCACCATGGGCATTTTGGCCTGCTCAGCGGGTGTTGTTACGCTACGGATGTGTGGAATAACGTCGCCACTTCTAATGATTTGAATTAGCGCACCAACACCAATCTTATTCTGTTCAATAAACGCCCCATTAAATCCAGTGGCGTATTCAATTTTGACGCCGCCTAGCTGTATAGGCTCAATTTGCACACGAGGTTTCAAATACCCATCTTTGCTAGGTGTCCATAAAACATCAACCACTTTTGCCTCTGCAATTTGGTCTGATAAAACCATTTTAAACGCGAAAGAATGGTCAGGATTTCCGCCTTTTCTGCTATAAACCTTGTCATCTGTAACAATTACGCCATCAATCTCATATAAATAATCGGCGCGCCACTTTATAAGAATCTCAGATAACAACTCATTTGTCAAGTCTCCTGACATTACTTCACGATTCAAAACCGTTTCAAATCCATATTCCATTAAGGTCTGCATTTGCGAAGATGGTTTAAGCTCAGGAACAATGACTTCGTATGTAACAAAGTGCAAATCGTGAACCTTTTCATCAATGGTTTGGCGGTTCACAAGACCAGCGACAAGATTTCTTGGGTTAGCAAATTTGTCCGAGTATTTATCGTGGAACACGGCTTTTGGAATAACAAATTCTCCGCGAACTACAATTCCAGATGTCTTGGGTAACTTCAAATAG